ATGCCACCGACCGTTGAACCCACGAAATTGCTGTTGCGCCGGGAGGACGTGCTGCGGTGGACGGGCATTTCCCTGTCCGAGTTCAAGAAGATGGTGAGCACGGGGACGATTGTAGGCGCGCCACTCCGGCCGAAGGGGCGGGCATTCTATCTCAAGGAACACATTCGCGCGGTGCTTATCACCCCGCTGGAAAAACTGAAATCATGAGCGACGAAAACGAATTGGAAACGGTGAAGGATCGCGAGGATGCGGTGGCCACGGCCATCTCCGACGCCAGCATGGATGTGGACCAATGCGCGACGGATTTCGAGACGCGGCATTGCATTTGGCCCGGGCAGAGGGACGACGGCCGCTAGCGCGCGGAGAGCATGGACAAGGCTCCGTTCCCGTGGGAGGGCGCATCAGACACGCGCATTCGCCTGGCGGACGAGGTGGTGAACGACAATGTGCGCGTGCTTCGCGCGGCCATGGCCCGGCTCACCGTGCAGGCCAGCCCGGTGGAGAGCGGCGACACGATGGAGAGCGCGGCCGTCACTACATTCATGAAGTGGCTGCTGCATCAGAAGATGAAGCAAAACTTGCGCCGGGAGATTCCCTTGCTGGTGAACTGGCAGGAAAACTTTGCCGCGTCGGTGCTCGCCATCACGTGGGATGAGGAGGTGCAGACCCGCAAGATCCGCGTGGGCTCGCTGGAGCTGCACGCCGATATGACGAAGATGGCCGCGGACCCCGCCACCGCCAAGGAGGGCGCGATGGGTTTGGAAATGCTGAACGCGCTTTTCGACAAGACTCGCGAGGACGAGGTGGCCGCCTGGCTCAGGAGCATGCACGAGGCGCTCGGCAAGGGGGCCGCCCGCCGCGCCGTGCGCCAGCTTCGCGAGAAGGGCGAGTGTGTGGTGCCCGATCCCATCGTGGTGCGCAGTCAACCGCTCTGGACGGCCTTGCGCGTGATGCGGGATGTGTTCTTCCCCGCAAATACCTTCGACCTCCAAAAATCCCCATGGGTGGCCTTCCGCGAGCCCATCACGCCCGAGGAGCTGCGCAGCCGTGTGCTCACCGACGATTACAACGAGGACGTGGTGGAAGATGCCATCACGCGGTGCCTAGGCAAAACTCTTCTCGACTCCGTGCGCTACGACAATGAGCGCGCGCAGAAGGCCGTGGTGGACGACGTGGACGGCCTTGTGGAAGTGATGCACTTCCACCGCAAGTCGGTGGATGCCGATGGCTATTTGAAAATCGAAGTCACCTCGTTCGTGCCCGGCATTCCGGATGCCCTGAAAAAGGAGGATAGCGACTACCGCCACCGGGAATACCCTTGCGTGGATTTCATTTGCGACCGCACGGAGCGCATCATCATAGACAACCGCAGCGTGCCCTCGCGCATCGAGACGCAGCAGCAGGAGGTGAAAACCCAGCGCGACTATCGCGCGGACCGCGCCAGCGTTTCCATCATGCCCCCGGTGAAGGTGCCCATGGCCCGCGCCAATGTGAAGCTGACGTTTGGCCCGGCCGCGCAGATCCCGGAGCGCAGGCCCGGGGAGATCGCCTGGATGTCCCCGCCGCAAATGGATGGCGACACGGTGAACCTCGAAAAGCAGGTGCGCGCCGATGTGGACAGCTACTTTGGCCGCATGAGCGAGGCCGTGGCCCCGCAGCGCCAGGCGCTTTACCAGCAATCGAGCGTGGACGATTTCCTTGGCGGCATGCAGCAGGCCGTGAAGCAGACTCTTGCTCTCGCTCGCCAGTATTACGACGACGCGCTGTTTGCCCGCGTCACCGGCGTGCAAATGCCTTTCGCTCTCAGCGATGAGGATGTTACCGGCGAGTGGGACGTGACGCTGGATTTCAACGCGGGCGACCTCAACATGGAAGGCGTGCTGGCCAAGCTCAAAGTGATCAACGAGGCCGTGCTTCCGGCCGATACCGAGGGCGTGGTGGATCGCGCCGGGATGATCGAATGGGCCATGCGCTCCATTGACCCGTCTCTCTCCGCCCGCATCGTCCGCGCCGCCGAGCCCGCCCGCAATCGCGAACGTGAGGACGAGCAAATGCAGTTTGTCAAGATCGCGGCCGGAGTTGAACCCGAGATGAAGGAGGGGCAAAACTATGCGCTCCGGGTGAGCGAGTTGGAGAATATCATGAAAAATCCGCAGCTCCAGCAACGCTACGCCACGGACGAAATTTTCCGCAAGCTGGTGGACACGCGAAAGAAACACTTCGAGTTCCAGATGCAGCAACGGCAAAATGCACAGATCGGCCGCATGGGGGCAGCGCCCGTGCTGGGAAGGATGGCGGGATGAACGCCAAACAAGAAGAGGTCCTGAAAACTATCACCGAGTTACTCGGCGAGCATTTCGACGGCTATGTGCTTTCGGTGGAGAGCGGGCGCGATGAAGTGGACAGTCAGACCTACACTTATTGGGGCGGTGGGTTCAATTCCGCTTTCGGAATGGCTCATCGGCAGGTTGAGCGCATGCGCGTCACATCAGAAACCGCCGACGATGATTCCCATCCCGGTGATGATGAATGGAAAGAAAAGGTATGAAACTTATGATCAAACGAATTTTGGAATGGCTGGGCCTTGCGCCACAAACGCGGCTGGTGCCCGTTCCGGAGCCGGTGCGGGTGTTGGACGAGGGCGAGCTTGCGGCGGCCTTTGCGGTGCCAGCAGACAATGCGTTGTGGCTGGCGGTGAATCAGGTGCTTCGCGGCTACCTGGAGAATGCCAAGAGCCAGGTGAGCCTGCCGGAGAATGCCCTGCAACCCGGGGCCTTGACCCATGTGGCCGGGGGCATGGAATGGATGGCCTACATCCAGGCGGAACTGCATTGGCGCTGGCAGCAGGCTAATGGACGCTACGCGCCAAGCGTCGAAGCGAAGCCAGAACCAAAAGCGGCCAAGCCTGCTAATACGGCCACCACCGAAAAAGTGGCCATGCCCGTTTCTCAACCGGCCGCGCCAGCGCCGGAGCCGGGCGTGCCAAGCGACGACGATTTATTGAACGGCTGACCGGCTGAAAAGTGTGTTGGGTGGAGTGGTAGGGGCGGCGTGCGAGAGTGCGCCGCCCTTATCATTTTGGCACTGATCGGAGATCGACGTTCAGCGTTTCTCCCGCCCTGACGCGCCCTAATTTGGTTCAACTAGGGTTCAAAAGGGTTCCCAAGGAACTGGCGCTATTTCCGCGCCGAAATGGCACTGGCATTTTGGAGGCTCACAGCGGCTTTCCTTCTCGTGCCGGAACCAAAACGGGATTGGCAAAAACAATCTTGGAGAACTCCATGGCGAACGAAAACGAATCAACGCAAAACGACGTTACCCCGCACGATGATTCGGGCGGAATCTCTGATGCCGAGCTAATCGGCATGCTGGGGCTGGGCGAAGACCTGGCCGGTGGCGGCGATGAGGGCATTGATGACTTCGACTCCGCAGAGGACGAGGAGGATGCTGGCGGCGACAACGACAGCGAGGATGAAGCTGACGACGCGGACGACGACGACGCGGAAGACAGCGAGGAAAACGACGACGCCGAATCCGAGGAGGATGGAGAATCCGACGAGGAAGAGGCCGACGAAGAGGAATCGGAAGAAGAGGAGGAGGAGCCCCTGCCGAAATCGGTGAAGGACCTGCAAAAACGGGTCCACACGCTGACGAAGCGGGCAAAGGGTGCGGAGGAAGAGCGCGAGTCTTTCAAGACGGAAGTTTCCGAATTGAAGGCCAAGCTCGAAAAGGCCGCCCCGGTGATTCTCCAGCCCGGGCCGCAAGACCCCATGGCGGATCTGCTTACTGAGGAGGCCGTAAATGAGCGCCTCTCACAGATGCGGACGTTCCGCAAGTGGTGCTTGGATAATCTCGAAGGTGGGACGTTGAAAGACGCCAAAGGCGAGGACGTGGAGCTGGACGCGAAAGCTGTCCGCCAGCGGCTGAACCGCACCGACGAGCTGATCAACGAGCACGGGCCAGAGCGCATCAACTACCTGCGCCTTCTCCACAACGTCGAGGCCGATGCCCGCAAGGTTTATGCGGCTCTCTTCGACGACAAGACGGAAGATTCCAAAATCGCCAGTTCGTTCCTTCGCACCATTCCGGAGATCATGCGGCTGCCAAATTTTCAGTTGATCATCGGGGACGCGATTCGCGGCATGCGCGAACGGTTGAAAGAAGCGGAAGCGGCCAAGGGCAAAAAGCCCGGGGTGAAGAAGGAGGAGGAGAAAGCCAAGCCTAAAAAGAAGGCCCCTCGCGCCATCTCGCCCGCGCCCGCCAAATCGACCACGAGCAAGAAAGCGAACACGTCCAAAGCAGGGAGAAACTTCATGGCCACGGGATCGAAGCACGATCTGGAAGCCATGGTGCTGGCCTCCTTGTAGCGCAAACAAATCAACCAGTCGGCAGGCCTAAGAAACCGCCGCAAGAAAACTCAAAATGGCTAAACTTCTCGAAACGAGCCAGGTGGGCAAAAAGGAAGATTTGCGCGACGTGATCGCTCTCGTTGACGCAAAGAAATATCCCGTGTCCTCCATGGCGAAAAAGGGCATGTCGCCCAAAAACACGCTGGTGGAATGGCAGGTGGACGGCTACCCCGATCCCAGCTTCGACGGTGTGCTCGATGGTGCCGATGTCACCACGCACGAAAACATGGCGGAACAGCGCAAGCGGCTTCAGACGCGCGTGCAGATCTTCCGCCGCTCGCCCATGGTGTCGCTTCTTTCGGAGGAAGTCTCCGAAGTGGCCGGTGTGGGCAAGAAGAAGGAACTGGCCCGCGCCATCGTGAAGAGCATCGAAATGCTCAAGCGCGACATCGAGTGCGCCATTTGTTCCGACCGCGAGAGCCAGGCGCAAAGCGGCCTGAATCCCTACCGCCTTCGCGGCCTTGGGGTGTGGGCGCAAAACGGCGCGCAATCGGATCTCCCGGTGGACTCCGACTACCGCACGCCCACCGGCAGCATCAACAGCACGGCCACGTCCGCACTCACGGAGGCCGACGTGAACAACGTGGTCGCCAGCATCTGGGACCAGACCGGCGAGGACAAAACCTACGTGCTTGCGGCCGGACGCACCCTGCGCCAGCGCATCAGCACGTTCACCCAGTATGCGACAGCCAGCACGAATGTGATGGCGGCAATCCGCACGCTGAATCAGGACGCGAACGAGCGCAAGCTAACCAGCACGATTGACATCCTCGAAGGCGACTTCGGGACCATAGAGATCGTGCCCACGCACTGGAACGCTCGCGACAACGCGACCGCCGCCGTGCAGCGCGCCCGCGGGTACCTCATCGACCCGGAATACGTCGAAATCGCCTGGCACACCACCCCGCGCCGCAAACCCCTGCCGGATCTCGGCGGCGGCCCTCGCGAGCTGGTCTATGCCATCGCGGCCCTGTGCGTGAGCAATCCGCTCTGCATCGGAAAATTCAACGCCACCAGCTAACCGGCTGCGGGCAACCAAAAGGAAGAAGAAAGTAATCATGAAAACGAATACTCTGGACAGTGTGGGCGAACGCGCCACGGGGTGGACTCATCAGTTCAAAATCCCTTACACGGATATGACGGGCACGGCGGCCACCACATTGGCCATCCCGTTGCTCACCCTCGCGGTTGGCGACATCGTGCGCAATGCGGCGTTCTACCTCAAGACGGGGTTTGTGGGGGCGGCTGTGACGAACCTCACCCTGCAAGTGGGATGGAACGGTGCGGCGGTGGACGATCCCGATGGCCTCATCGAGGCGGCGGAGCTGGCCACGGCCGGAACCGAGATCCTCGCAGGCGATGCCACGGGCGTGGCCTTTGCGACGAAGCGCACCGGCTTTGCGCCGCAAGAGACAAGCGCCATCGAAGCGCTCTTCACGGCCACGGGTGCCAACCTTACCGTCCTCACGGCGGGCGAGGTGTGGGTGTACCTCAACGTGTCGCGTTTGCCAAACGTCGGCTAACCATCCCGCGCTCGGTGAAGGAATTTGCTGATCTCGTTCTAAGCCTCCCGGGGGATCTCTCCCGGGAGGTGGAGAACGAATTGCGTCGTGGCTGGCATGCGCAGGCGGTGCTCGCTGCGAAAGAGCAGCTTGAGATCGCGCAGGCGCAACCGGCTCGCACCTGGGTGAATGGCATGGGCCGGGTGCGGCTCACGATCACGCCAGCGGCTTACCATTATTGGGGGCAGCGGCTGGGATACAAGTGCTGGAAAGACAAGCGGTTTCTGGCGGAGTTTGAGAGGGACAATCCCGAGGCGCGGGTGCGGAGCGTGGCACCGCGGACGGTTGTAAGGGTCGAGGGACGAGCGTCGAGGGTCGAGGGCAAGGAAAACGCTGCTGCTGGCGTCTCGACCCTCGACGCTCGACCATCGCCGCCGCTCATCGACTCCCGGCCCATGCCGAAGCCGCTCATTTTGCCATGAGGACGGTGACTTTCAAATCCGTTCTGCATGGGGCAGCGACACGGTCGGGGCTCGACCCGGCCGTGAACTTGCTGGCGGACGTGGCGCGGTCGCTCTGCGAGTACCTCAACGACAGGCTGGAAAAGGCCTGGAATATTTTCGACTGGCCGGAGTGGACTTACACGGAAGAACGCCAATTCCGCGCAGACTACGACGCGGCCACCGCCTACGCCATCGGGGACGAGGTTTATTACGCCCCCGAAAACAAATACTATGTGGCCACGGTCGCAGGGACCGGGAACCTGCCAACGGTGACGGCATTTTGGGAAGAGGCCACGGAGCTGGATCGCTACGTGGCCCACTCCCAGGCGTGGGAAGCCCGCACCATCGGCGAAGTGGCGGGCGTTTACTACGACGATCCGCGCAAGACTGGCAACCCCCGGCCGGTGAAGTATTGGCTGGGGCCGGAAGGCATTTTGGTGGAAGCCGCCGCGCCTACCAAGGTGTGGGTGGAATTCCGCAGCGAGTGCCCGGTATTCACAACGACGGCGTGGGCGACGGCCGCGGATTACACCATCGGCGACATCGTTTATCTCAGCACGACGGGTCAGTGTTACAGGGCTCTCGTAGATGGCAGCGCAAACAATCCCGCGTCCAGTCCCACCGCGTGGGTAGTGGTGCCCTTCCCGAAGATCCTCGCCCGCTATGTGAAAGAAGCGGTGAAGGCCGATGCCTTGCGCGAGGACGAGAGCATGGACAAGGCGAACCTCATCGAAGGCATCGCCGAGGGCTATCTCTACGAAGAGATCGACCGCGCGCGGAATAACGCGCGGGAGAACAGAACCTTCAGCGTGAGGAACAGCTAAAAAATCATGAATGCAAAGATCACGAACGGGCAGAATGGAGCGGTCTACATCGGGGGCACCTCGGCGACAAACGCGGCGTCGACATGGGGAGCAATCCAGATCCTCGCCGATGCGAAGTTCCACACGCTCACGGGCAACCATACTGGCGGGATGGCAAATACCACCAGCGGCAGCGCGGCCACCGTGCCGACCGGCACGATTCTTTACGGCAGCTTCACGGTGATTCAGCTGCACAGCGGTGCGGTGATTGCTTACAACGGATGATCTTAGCGCCGACATTGAGTTTGTTTTCCCCGGGAGGGCGTTTTCTGGATTCCGACGCGCGGGCGTTTGCAGCGGCGAGCGGAGCCACGGATGTGGCGGCATTGTCGGCTTTCGCGAAGGGCATCAAGGCGCTCGGCTTGTGGAATAGCATGGTGTGCTGGCCTATGCGCTCGACTCAGAATGCGGGGACGGGGACGACAGTGTTTTCTTTCGGGGGTCTATCTGGCGGCAACGCAACGCTTGTGAACGGACCGACATGGGGGGCGAATGGTATCGCCTCAATAGTTGCTTCGACGCATAGCATTACGGTTGCGGCATGGCCGATTTCTCAGGCAAACACGTTTGCCATAGGCTACGTCGCCAATACGTCCGCTTACAATGGCAATGCCGATAGCATGGGCGGGGACGGCGGAGTGTATAACATTCTCGGATGGGGCATTGGAACACAAATGCTGATTATTCAAAACGACGGGGACACGACTGGTCCAGCCACCGGGGAGACATTGAATGCGTGGCAATCTATTTTTGGTTCGCGGGAACGTAACGCGACAGGTGGACGCAGGGCATACAGAAACGGCAGCCTTAATGCCTCGCTCAATGCGAACAACAACAGTCTGACCCCTCCTGGTAATTTCTGGATTTCCAAGAAGCGCACCGAGACAAGGGCGTTTGCGTTTGTTCTTAACACGAATCTGACTGACTCGCTGGCTACTGAGTTCAACACCATCTACAAATCAACCCTCGGCGCGGGATTGGGACTACCATGAGCTACATTGACGCCACAATGCAGTTTCCGCCGGATCGACTCGGGCAGGCGTTCGTCAGCGAATACCTCTCCCGCTACACGGACCCGGCGACTGGCTGGGCGGCGGCGCATTGGGACGAAAGCGAGCAAACACGCAGGCGTCAGGCAAGCCTCTTCGACGGCACGATTGTCCCAACCCCTATTAAGGACGGCCCGGAGCCTGCGGACTTCGCCGTAGACACACGCCCGGTTGTCGCGTTGCAAATCTCCTGCGGCTGGCCGGAAGCCTTCCTTACGGACCTCCAGCGCAACCCACAACCGGAGCCGGATCTGTTCGGCGGAATCACTATTATCGAATAACCATGCCTGACACTTCACCAATCAACACGACTCACACGGAGACGACGACGATCAACTCTGGCGGTGACGCTTCCGCTCTGAAGCAGGCTTTTAAGACGATTCTAACGGCGTTTCTATCTGCAATCGCGGGGGCGGCGGTGTCGTCGGCTGTCCTAAGCGGTGTGATGATGACGCGGATCGAGCGGCTGGAGTTTGTCTCGCGGGAGCAAATCGATGAGATCAAGCTTATCGACAAGGACGGGACTCAGAAGGTGCGGTCAATGGATGTGGAGCTGTCCGCTCTGAAGATCCAATACTTAGCCATCGCGGACAGGCAGTTGATTCAAATCGAGAAGCTCGCGCGGATCGAAACGATGCTGAACCAAATCGATAGGAATACACCATGAATATAGCGGCAATCATAAGTGCGGTGACCACCATCGTGTGGCTGACGAATAAGTTTGGTCCGGCGATCCGGGCGTCGATCAAGGCGATGGAGGGAGCGGACATGCCGGGACCGGAGAAGCGGGCGGCGGTGCTGGCGGAGATCAAGCTGCTGCCGGAGGCAGCGGTTTATCCGGATGGGTTGCTGGATACGGCGATCCAACTGGTGTTTGCGGTGGAGTTCCGGTTGGGACGGTGGATGGCTGAATTTCGGGCAAGGTCAAAAACAAGGAAGGAATCGGCCGCTGCGGGGAAAGCGGCGGCAAAACAAGCGGCTGAGGCTGCGAAACCAACAAAGAAAACAACATGAAAACGTGGATACTAAACTTTCTGGCAACCCGAATCGGAGCGATGGTCGCCCCGCTTATCCTAACGGCAATGGCGGGTGTGGTGGCAACTGTGGCGGCGAAGGTGCCTTGGCTGGCTCCTCTGGTGACGCCGGAAAACTTTCTGATTTTTGTGACGTCGCTGCTGGCGGCGGGGATGTCGCTGGTGAATTACCTGACGACGGCGCGGGCGTTCAAATACGCGGAGCCGGTGCAGAGGTTTATCAATGTGATCGCGGACAAGCTGGGGGTGCGATTGATCGCGGAAGATGGCGTGGTGGCTGGGGTGACGGCGGCGAAGGCGGATGAGATCGCGGCGAAGCTGACGGTCCCCGGTGGCCCATTCAATCCGAATGCGGAGGTGAAGAAGGCGAAGCCGATTTCTCGCCCTGGTGGTGGGAATTTCAAGGGGCATGTGCTGGATGTGGCGTTGCCGCTGATCGGGCTGGTGGTGGTGTTTGGACTGGCGGCGGTGTCCATCTTGATGATGGGCGGGTGTGCGCAGATGGACAGTTCGGTGCGCGCTGGAATGCCGGTGTTCAATAAGTCGGGGTACGTCGTTCTGAAGAACTACAAAAAGAAGGAAATCCTGATGTGGGAACGGCAGTTGACTTATCGTGAGGCGAAGGACGCGGGGTATAATTTTTGGGAACGGAATTGGGATCAGCCGATGCTGTTCCCTTTCTCGCTGGTGGATGGGTTGATGCAGTTCGATGGGAAGCGGCTTTACCCTGTCTCGCGGGATAATGATTTATCGAAGACGCAGGCTTGGAGGGAGGCGCAGCGGCAGGTGGGGGGATCAGGTGCGGCGATCCCGGATGCAACGCCGAAACCGAAGCCGGTGAAGGATGATCCGAATGATGTGTATTTGAAGATTCGGGATGGGGCGCAGGTGGTACCGGATATTATTGCCGAGCAGCCGGATCTCCGCGCCTCCGCGCCTCCGCGTGAGATGCAGCCTGTGCTCCGGGTGATTCCGGTGGAGGATCACAGGCCGATGGTGGTGCGGTTGCTGGGGTCGGTGAAGCCGTCGGTGGATGTGACTTGGAGGTGGGATGCGGAGGATGGGATTCAACTCACGGATGTGACTCCTGATGTGCAGCGGCTGTGGCTGAAGTGGGAGGCGGCGTTTTGAAAAAGCTTTCTGATGCTGCGCTGGGGCTGATCCTCGAATTCGAGGTGGGCGGCGGGCAGGCATATTATAATTCCGCGCTGGCACGGCCGTGCTGGCCAGGTGGGGCAAGTGGCCCGACAATCGGGGTAGGCTACGATCTCGGCTACACGCCCGCAGACCGTTTCCGCGAGGACTGGGGCCGATTGCCGTCCGATGTGCGTAACCGCCTGGCGGCGATGATCGGCAAAAAGGGCGAGGCCGCCCGTGTGGCGGTGAAGCGCGTGCGCGACATCGTGATTCCGTGGGATGCGGCGTTTGCCGTGTTCGAGGCGCGCACGATTCCCTACTGGATCGCGCAGACGCTCAAGGCCTTCCCCGGGGCGGATAAGCTGCCGCCCGATGCCTTCGGCGCGCTGGTGTCCCTCGTGTTCAATCGCGGCCCGGCCACGCAGGGCAAGAACCGCGAGGAGATGGCGAAGATTATGCACGTTCTGGCGGACGGGGTGCAGGCCGGAGACCTGGAAAAGATCGCGGACGCGCTGGAAAGCATGTGCCGGATCTGGAAAGGCAGGGGGCTTGACGGTTTGTTGAGACGCCGGAAGGCGGAGGCGACGATGGTGCGGAATGCGAAATGAGCGGACGCTACCAGCAGAGCGGCCGGGGACGGCTGGAGGATGCGGCGGTGGTGTCGGATCTGGATTCTGGGTTCGCCGGTGTGGATATGCGGCTGGACCCGGGGTTGCTTCCTTCGGGGGTGTGCTCGGCAGGGGTGAATTTGGTGTTCCGGCAGGGTGTGGCGGAGCCGCGGAGGGGATTCCAGACGCGGCCATGGGCGCAGTTGCTGGGAGTGAGTTTTCCGATTTCGTTTCCGTTTGATTTTACGGAGGAGCTGGGGTTCGGAACGGTGTATGGTGCGGGGGTTTTCTCGGATCCGAACGGGCAGGAATGGGCGGTGCTGGCGTGTGAGACGACGGCGTACCAGATCTCTTGGGATGGTCCGGCGCAGGCACTGCGATACCCGAGCGGTGTGACGGTGACGGATCGGGTGACGTTTACGCAGGCTTTCAATGTGCTGCTGATGTGGCGGGGTGAGGGGCTGGATCCGCTGGCGGTTTCGACGGGGACGAGTTTTGGGGAGGAGATCCGGTTCGAGCTGGTGCCGGATGAGACGAATGGGGATTACACGAGCACGATCCCGGATGCTGCGAGGGGGCTGCATTATGGGAACCGGGTGTGGGTGGGCTATAGGGGCTCGAAGGTGGCGTATTCGGACGTGCTGGCTTACACGCGGTGGGATGGGGCGTTGTCGTCGATCTATGTGAATGATGGGTCGGATGACCGGCTGCAAGTGCTGGTGGCGTATGGGACGAATGCGATCTTGGCGTTCAAAGATCAATCGATTTTCGCCATCACTGGGGTGTTGCCGTCGCCTGGGGACACGGGTGCGGTGCAGGTGGTGACGAACGAAAGGGGGACGATTGCGCCGGAATCTGTGGTGCAGGTGGGGAATGATGTGTGGTTTTTGTCGGATGATGGAGTGTATGCGATCTCGCAGGCGCTGGAGGGGACGCTGAGAGCGGCGAGTGAGCCGGTGAGTGCGCCGATGGGGCCGCTTTTCCAACGGGTGCATTGGGGCCATGCACACAAAGCGGTGGGGACGTTCCATGATGGGAGGTATCTGCTGGCGCTGCCGATTGATGGGGCGGCGCATAATAATGCGATTGCGGTGTATGATTTCCAGAACCAGGGATGGGCTGGGTGGTGGGAGTTTGATTTGCTGGATGCGGCGTGGTTTGTGCGGTTGACGGTGGGCGGTCGGAGGCGGCTGGCGGTGGTGAGTGGCACGGCGATCTCGGGGAATGAGGGTGCGGTGTATGTGCTGGGGGATGACTTTATGGATGAAAGTTTCGGCACGGAATCGGCTGTGGAAACGGAGCTGGTGACGCGGGGCTATCTGTGCGGGAGCAATGGGCAGAAGGTTTTCATCGGTGCGGCTGTGGAGGTGGCGACGTGGTATGGTGCGGGGGAAATCTCTGCGGTGCGGGATGGGGTGAATGAGGAGGCGGATGCGCAGACGTTCGCGAAGGACCGGACGGTGTACGCGACGTTTGACAAGGGTCCGTATGTTGAAAGCAATGAGAACGATGATCACGGTGATCCGTATCGGGAGGACTATTCTGTGGTGATCCCGACGGGCGGTTTGCGGCTGGGCTCGGGGGTGTGCCTTGGGCTGCACCAGACGAGCAGCGAACGGATGCGTGTGCGCCAAAGGGGCAGGCATTTGCAGATCCGTGTGCGGGGCACCCGGGGCCGTGTGGCTGTGCGGGCGGTGCAGGTGGATGCGCGCGCGGGGGCGGAACCGCTACGGGAGGTTTACTAAGCGATGAGTAATTTCGACACGACAACGACGCTGCCGAATACGGGCTGCACGCAGGAGGATATTTACAATCTGCTGCGGACGATGGTGCCGGTGGCAGGTCTAGTGAATGCGGAGGGGTTGCAGGTGTTGGCGGATAAGCTGCACTTGGCTTTGGGTGTGCCGCGGTGGGTGAAGTACACGAAGACGTTTTCCCAACTTGCAGCGGCGGCGACGGTGAATGAGGTCGAGCTTTTCCAGTTGCCTGACGGGGGGCTGATCCACGGGATCAAGCTCAAGGCCAGCACAGCCTTCACGGGTGGGGCGATTTCCGCTTACACGGCGGAGATCGGGATCACGGGCAACACGGACAAGTACATTGTGCCGTTCAACATTTTGGCGGCGGTGAGTGGGACGAATTACCGGCTGGCCTGGGCTCCGTTCTTCGATGATTTCGCTCCGGCGGTTTTCGGGTCGGCGGATGCGGAGATCTCGGGTTCGGTGACGACGGCGAATGGGGCGATTGGGGCGCTGGCGATCTCAAATCCTCCGACGCAGGCGGAGGCGTTCGCGCTGCGGAATGCAACGGAGACGCTGGCGGATGATGTGCGGGCGCTGGCTACGGCGGCGGAGGAACTGGGCGATGACGGCCGGGCGCTGCGGGCGACGCTGGCGGGGTTGTTTGTGGGGAACCGGATCGGTGGTGAGGCGCATAATGCGGCGACGAGCATTCGGATCACGGCGCGGAGCACGGGGGCAAATCTCTCGTCGGCCACGGCGGGGTCGCTGGATGTGTGGGTTTTAACTTCAACGGTGTTGTAGATTATGGCGAGTGGCGAAATCAATCTGACTCCCGGCCGCGTGCTGGATGACAATGAGTTGCTGACGACGGCGAAGGTGAACCAGATCGTTGGTGAGTTGTTGCTGCGGATCAAGGCGGGGGCGATTACTTCTCGCGAATTAGCGGACGGGAGCATCTCGGCGGACAAGCTGGCGGTGGACCTGTCGGCGCAGTTGAGCCTGGCGGATGGGTCGGTGACGACGAACAAGCTAGCGAGTGCGGCGGTGACGAGCGCGAAGCTGGCGGATGATGCGGTGACGGCCGCAAAGGCGGCGGCGGACATGATCAATGGCCAGACGGCGGTGACGGTGGCGAAGGCTGGTTCGATGCTGTTGGTGTGGGATGTGGATGCCGCGGAGCTGCGGTCGATAACGGTGGGGAATTTGCATCCGTCGGGGTCAGTGGTGCAGGCGGTGTATGCGGAGTCTAATGCTTATGTGAAGCTAAGCGGGCAAATTGATTTTGATGATACGATCCCACAGATCACGGAGGGGGATCAGCTGCTTACGGTGTCGATCACGCCGAAGTACTCGGACAGCAAGGTGCTGGTGACGTTCACGGGTTCGGTGGATTCGGATCCGGATGATGAGGTGACGGGGGCGCTTTTCCGGGATGCGGTGTCGAATGCGGTGTCGGCGACGGTGATTCGCACGGGGGGTGTGCCGAAGGTCATCTTAATAGAGTACCGGGATGCGCCTGCAACGACTTCGGCGATTACATACCAGGTGCGAGCGGGGACGGATAATCTGAGTGCGGAGTATAGTTTCAATGGGACATGCAGTGGGGGCCGCAAGTTGGGCGGGGCGCAGCGGGGTGTGCTGATCGCGCGGGAGATCCGCGCTTAGAAAGAAGAACGATTATGGGTGATACTTACGAACCGCCGGTGCCGCAGCCCATTGCCTACGACCCGGTGATGATGCAGCAGGTGATGGCGGACAGCGCGGCGACGCAGACGGCCGCCTACGTGGACGGGCAGAAGCAGATGCACCGGCTGCAAATGAAATGGCTGCCAGAGGATTATCCGATGGTGGAAGGCCTGCGACGGGACAGCGAATTGCTGGACCGGCAGGCGATGATTGATTTTCTGAATCAATACGGTCTGGAAGCCCAGCAGGCCATGCTGGCGAGCAATCCCGCGCTCGCGAAATCCCTCGGATATGTCGAGAGCATGGCGGATGCCACAAAGCTAACTCCGGAGATCACCGCGGAGCTGGACCGGCAGGCGCTCGAAGGCATCACGGGAATGGGTGCGCTCACCGCGGAGGAAATGCGCATGAGCGACCAGGCCGCCCGCGAATCCTACGCCGCCCGAGGCATGGTGATGAGCGACCCCGCCGTGGTGGCCGAAGTAATGAACCGGCAGAGCATGATGGACTCGCGGCTGGCTGAGGACCGCACCTTTGCTTACAGCCGGGAAATGGGGAACCGAAATTTCGTGCAGTCGAGCACTCAGATCGCGGACGCCACCAGCGCAGGAATGAAGATGCTGGGGATGCCGACCGGCAGCGCGCAGGGCATGAGCAACACCATGGGCATGGTGTCGGGAGTCCGGACACCGGACCCGGCCGCCACCATGGCCGCCGGGCTGGGCTATTACGGGGACATTCAGGGCTACAACGCGAACATGGAAACGAGCATGTATAATTCGTACAACAACAATCAGGCGGCGCTGGAGGCCGCACAGTTGCAGGCGGCGGCGTCCGGCGCGGCGGCCAGCTCGGCGGCGAGTTCCTCCATGATGAGCGCGGGGATCGGGGCGGCCGGTGCCGCAATCGGCGCGGCGGCAGTGGTGTGCTGGGTGGCTCGCGAGGTTTACGGCGCGGCGGATGGACGCTGGCGGACCTTCCGGGTGTGGCTGTTGCTCACCGCTCCAACTTGGCTGCGACGGGCCTACGTGAGGCACGGCGAGGCCTTCGCGGAAATGATTCAAGGGCGAGCGGCCGTGAAGGCCCTCTTGCGTCACGCCATGGACACAGTCGCCCGCTGATGGACAAGCTGACGCTGGACGGTGCGCAAAGGGCGAACACGCCGGAGGAAACGCTTGGGCGGATCAAACCGTTCTTTCCCGTGGCGGGAATCTCCCGGGTGGCCGACATCACGGGGCTGGACCGCATCGGTATTCCCGTGGCGCTTTGCATCCGCCCCGACAGCGGCTCGCTCGCGGTGGACAGCGGCAAGGGAATGACGGTGTCGGGAGCCCTGGCCAGCGCGGCCATGGAAGGGATGGAGCGTTACGCGGCGGAGGTGGAGGTTTTTGACAGCGAGAGGGGGCCGATCCGAGATTACCGCGAAGTGCGGTTTCCTTTGTTGAAAGGCGCACGGTTGGAATCGGGGCAGGAGCTGAACTGGGTGGCGGTCCGCGATCTCTTCACTGATGGCGAAATGTGGGTGCCACAGCGTTGCGTAGGGGGTGACATTTATGGCCGGGAACCGCTGTCGGAACGGGCGTTTTATTCAACGACAAACGGCTTGAGCGCCGGGAACACGCTGGAGGAAGCGGTATGCGGCGGGATCTATGAAGTGATCGAACGGGACGCCACTTGCATCGCGCAAAGCCAAATGAACCCGGACCGGGTGGTGACGCTGGAAAGTATCCCCTGGCCATCTGCGCGCGGACTGGTGAAGCAGATCGAGGCGGCGGGCTGCGGGGTGACGGTGTTCGATTGCCTCTCCGACATCGGGGTTCCGGTGTTCATGGCATGGATCTTCGACAAGAAGGAATCGGGCGTGGGAGTTTACCGGGGCTACGGGTGCCACCTCTCCGCAGAGATCGCGCTTTGCCGGGCACTCTGCGAAGCGGCGCAGGCCCGTGCGGTAATCGTGGCCGGGGCGCGGGACGACATCACGCAGGAGCGGCACCTGAACTATTTGCAGGCCAGCGAGCGGAACGACTGGACGGTGTGGGCACTTCCCCAAATCCGGGACATTTCCACCGCCCCGGATGGAAGCGGCAAAAGTTTCCGCGAAGACATCGGCCGCCTTATGGAGCAGCTCGAAGTGGCGGGGTTTGCACGGGTGCTTTTGTATGATTTCCACAGCGCCCTGAATCTTGGAGCGCATGTGGTGCGCATGCTGGTTCCCGGGCTGGAAGGTTATCTCACGCAGTGGCTGCAAGTCGGAGGGCGGGCGAAATGAAGGTGGTGTTTCTTGGCCCAAGTCTGGCGCGGGACGCGGCGCTGGACATCCTGCCGGGGGCCATTATCGCGCCCCCTGTAGCGCAAGGTGACATCGCGAGTATCTGCCGGATGGCAACCCCTCCCGAGGCTATCGGCATTGTGGATGGACTCTTTCGCAAGAGCCTGTCGGTGTGGCACAAGGAAATCCTCTTTGCCCTCTCGCGCGGGGTGCGCGTGCTGGGTGCGTCGAGCATGGGAGCATTGCGCGCCGTGGAGTGTGAGCCATGGGGAGCGGAGCCGGTGGGCGAGATCGCCGCATGGGTGAAGGCCGGGCTCGCCAGTGACGCCGACGTGGCGCTGGCCCACGCCGGGGCGGAGCACGGGTGGCGGGCGTTGAGTGTGCCCATGGTGAATGTGCTGGCCACGCTAGCGGCTTGCGCGGAGCTGCCCGCCTTTCGGTATCATTCCATCCTCAAAGCAGCGGCCCGGCTTTTCTACGCGGACCGCACCTGGCCTGGAATCTTCGAGGCGGGGCAATGCACGCCTGCCGAGCGCGAGGTGATCGCGGCAAACCCGCGGGACCAGAAAGCCACGGATGCCCGGGCGATGCTGGGTGAAATGAGCCGCCCTGCTAAAGGCCGCCACGTGCGGGTGGCAGTCAATATTTTCGAGAACTACGGGGCCGTGCTGCATGGGAACGACGTGCGGATTCCCACGGCCACGGGTGCCCGCAAGGCGTGGGAGGTGGCGAAACAGAACGCGTGGGCGTTACGTGCTGGCAACGAACGCGTGCTGGCCGTGGAGATGGCGCAGATCCTCGGCATGGACAAAGATTTGCCGGAGATCCCTTACGACGCCGAAGAGGCCCGCAAGCTCGATTTGCTGCCGCATGAATACCTCCGATTTCGACGCGAGGAAATGATGCTGGCGCGCGCTGCTGTGTGGGTGAGCGCGACGGACAACGGCCACGGTGACGCCCCCCGGATCCTTTCCCACCTGCGGAGCGCAGGAATTTACGACGAGATGAAAAAAGCAAAGTTATGCCCATAGTTTACAACCCATCAGTGAACGACCGCAGCGGGGAAATCCTCGGAAGCGGGATCGCGGGGGCGGCGCAGATCAACGCGCAAGGCCAGATGCAGAGCGCGGAGAATCTGTCGCGGGGAATCGCCAGCGCGGGACAGTCCATCGGGCGCGGGATCGAGCAGGCCGGGAGTATTTACGCGCAGAACAAGGCTAAGTTGAGCAGCGGCTACGGGAAAATTGATGGGTTCCTTGGTGCTGGTTACATCGCAAAGGAGGAAGCAGATCGGCTCTCGCAGATCAAAAACCCTGACAAACTTCACGGCGAACTCGCGGTGATTGAGCAGCAGTTTCAAAACGACATGATCCGCAAGCGGCAAGTGGATACGATGAATATGCGCTTGATGGAGGAGGAGGCTGGGCGTAAGGGCAGCCGGGTGGGGACGACGACAACGATGGTGGACCCCATCACGGGCCAGAAGGTGGGGGCGTATTTTCAGAATGACCGACAGGTCGTGCCCTTCAAAGGCAATGCTCCGGCAGATCAAGGCTTGCAGGGGGTGCGCAAGGTGCAGGTGGGACCGGATGAGTTTATTTACACGGACCAGAACGGGAAGCCCCTCAGCCCGAATTTGATCAACGCAAAGCCGCCTGATCCGGTGGCGCAGGCGAAGTTGACGAAGTTGCAGGAGGAGAAAGCCTATCTCGACGGCGAGGCGGCGAAGGGGCGGGGCGATGCGAAGGATGGGGCGAATTGGTGGCCGTGGTCGGAGACGATCAAGACGCGGCAGGCTGGCGTGGCGGCGCAGTTGAAGAGCATGGCGGGGGCACCGCTGTATGACACGCCGCAGGCAGTGAAGGCGGCGGTGCGCGCGGGAAAGATCACTCCGGAAGAGGCCACGGGCATCCTTCGGAGCCAGTTCGGAATGCAGTAATTTCCCATGACAGCCGAAGAGTTTTTGAATGCACCGGACGAAGCGCCGGTGGTAACTTCGAAACCAATCAGTCCCACGGGCGGCAGCGGTGTGCCGCCCCTACCGCCCACCACGTCGCCAGGCGTGGAGGGGGCGAAGCCGAGCCCTACGCCGGTGACGTTTTATTCACTGGGGGCGGACGTGGGCGGGCCGGATGAGACGCAAGACAAGTGGACGAACAAGGGGTTCTCGTCGAAGGGTCCGAATCTCACGCCCGGCGTGGCGGCCGTGAATGAAAAGAAGTATCCGCTGGGCACGGTGTTGAAGGACACGGACAGTGGCATGGTGTTTCTCGCTACGGACCGGCATGGCAACGAAGATCCTAATGTGGTGGACGTTTACGTGGCTCCGGAGAATTACAAGCGCGCGAAGGTGACGCGGAATTTCTCGGTGGTGGGCAAGGTGGATAATATCCCGACGACGGCGGAGGGCGTGCGCTCGGCGCTGGCGGCTTTCGGCACGGTGCCCGAGGGGCCGAGCGCGGCGGAGTCGCTGGGGAAGAAGACGGCCAAGCCTGATAATGCGGACACGACCGATAAAACGGGCAAGGCCGATTTTATTGATGTGCCGGGGTTGCCGGGCGGAGAGGAAGAGGACGCGGAGAATGAGGGACGCGGAGCCGCGGGGACGGGAGCGAAGGCGGAGGATTTCCTGAATGAATCCTGGTGGGTGCAGGATGATAAGCTGATGCTCGACCCGAAGAATTTCCGCGATGGGCTCAAGCAGGCCAAGGCAGCGGGAGTGATTGACGACGAAGCTTTTGCGAAGTTGAGCGAGGATGCGGATAAGGTCGAAGCGGCAGCGAAGGCCCGCGAGGAGTTGGTGGCAGAGGCCGGGGACAATGCGGCCGCAAAAGCGGCGTTGCATGGTATCGGCAAGGGAAGCGCGATGACGCTGGGCGCATTGGGAGCAGGGGCGGCGGGGGCATTGGTGGCTCCAGCGGCCGGACCGGCTGCACCGCTGGTGCCGATTGTGACGGGCACGGTGGGGTTGTTTGCGGCGGGGGCGGCGTATGATGCCGTTTACAAGAAGCTCGCGGATTGGGACGACAGCTACAAGGAAGTGCTGGCCGCGAAGGAACTGGAACCGGGATGGAACGCGGCGGGGGAGATGGCGTTTCTCGCGCTCCAGCTTCCGGCCAGTGCGGTGAACATGGCGCGGGCGGTGGGCCCGGTGGCGCGGGCAAACGGGACCGGCGCGGCGGTGAAGTTCGGTGCGCAGGCCGTGGGCGTGGGAGCCGGGACGGCCGCAGTGACGGATACGGGCGTGCGCATTATGCAGCGCGCGGCGGGATACGACGAAGTGCCAGCGCCGAGCGCGGAGACAGCACTGACAGCGGCAGGGATAGGGGCGCTGACGGCGGGGCTATTCGTGGGGAAGACGCGGTATTCGTTGAAAGACCTTTTCGGCATCGCGAAGCGACAGGCGGAGGGAAAGAAGCTGTCGGCGGCGGAGACTGAGGCGATGAACGCGGCGGCGCGGGCCGTGGAGCAATTGCAGGGCGAGGGCAACACCGTCAAGGGCGTGACGGTGGAACAGGCTTCCATGATGGGACGGCCAGAGGTGACGACGCCGACGGTGACAATCGGGCCGGGAGGGAAGGGCGGCGGCGGCAGGGTGGACTTGAAGCGGTTGGGGCCAGGCGGGGCGCAAGAGCAATTCGAGGGACTGGTGCGCGCCGGGGGCGGGGATGTGGACGCGCCAGCGGGGCGGGCGGTGGTGCCTGTGCTCGGGAATGGTTTGCCGGAGGGGAGTTTCGCGCCAGCGACAAGCGGGGGGACGGTGCAGAGCGCGGAGGAATTTTTGGCCGCGCCGGCAACGGAAGATCCTTTCGCCATTGAGGACGACGGGGTGGAAGAGGGGGAGGGATATGTGGCTGGCGGAGACGAGGAGGCACTGGCAGCAGCCGCGGCGGCGCGCCAGGCGGAGGCGGATTACCTCGCGGAGATGCAGGGTGACATTGACGAGACGATGCGGGCGGCCCGTGAGCAAAGCGGGAGCGTGGAAATCGCCGATGCCGTCGAGCAGCTTGGCGGGCTGCCGGGACGGGGCAGCGCATACGAAAAGCCCTACGCCGGGGAACTCCAGATGGTGCGCGAGAACGTGAAGGCGGACAAACGGATGAAGCTCTTCCGCAAGGACGCGCCCGATCCGGACCGTCTGGTGACTTCGTTGCGGGACATAGGATTCGAGATCGAGGGACCGAATCAGCTTTGGGATATTCTGGACACGCGGTTCCGTGGGAATGTCGAGCATTGGAGCGAACCGAACCGGCAGGATGCTTACTGGCAGGAACGCCACGGCATGATGATGGAGGACGCGAAGCCGCGCACGGTGCAGGACCTTCCCATGGTGAAGGTGGATGCGCGGGCGGTGAGCGGGCCGGAGGCGGAGACGGCTTATCGTGCGCTGACACCGGCGCAGTTGCCGGACCGTCCGGTGCGGGTGCAGTTCGTGCGGAGCATCATTGGAAAGTTGAAGGGGCACCACGGTGCAGAACGCATTTTCCAGTTGGTGCCACATTTTCAGACGCTGCTGGAAGGCTCGATTCCGATGGACTTCGAGGCGGAACGGAACCCGGTGAAGCATGACAATGTGGTGGGCTTTCAAGACTATCTCGCAAAGGCGGATATAGGAGGCACGCCAGTCTATGTGCGGTTTTCTGTGCAGCTCTTGAAAACCGGGAGGAAGGCTCCCCGCGGGGCAATGCCGAAGCATGAACTTCACAGCGCCTTCGTCAGCGACGTGGCGATGTATGATGAAGCTGGGCGCGTCCTTCACTCCGGCATTAGCACGCCGACGACGGGTGCGCGGCCCAGCTTCGACAGGAAGCTGGCACAATGGCTGGGGGTAGTCAAGGAACCACAAAAGCCCTACACGGCCGCGCAGACCGCCGAGCGCGGCGATGTGGCGGCGAAGGTGCTTGGGACGGCACCAGTGACCAGCGTGGCGCGGGAACTGGCCGTGAAGCCGGGAATGGTGGATGAATTCGCGGCGCAGGAAAAACTGGTGGCGCTCGGATGGCGGCGGGAAATGCTCACCAAGGGGAAGGTGGATTTCGTGGGGCGGACGATTAAGAACGCCTACGACCTCGCGCAAGCCGCGCAGGTTTACCGGGATCCGCGTTTCGAGACGGTGCGGTGGCTCTTCACGCGAAACGGCAAGGTGGTGGACACTGTGGGCATCACCAGCCGCAATCCTCGTTTTACGATGGTGCTGCTGCCTGGCCATAGTGTGCAGGATATGGTGGCAATGGCCAGGAAGACGGGCGCGGATGGCGTGTGGCTGCTGCACAATCACCCGAGCGGCGACCCGACACCGAGCGAAGCAGACCGGCGCATGACGGAGCAGATCGGCCGGGCGGCATTGGCGGCGGATGTGTTCTTTCAGGGCCATGTGGTGATCAACGGCGGCCGGTTTGCCATGATCACGCCAGACGGTTTCCATGAACTGCACGCCCTCCCGGGCCGGGACGAGCTATTGCAACCGGAAATCGACAGCGAACTGCTCAATCTGCCGGTGGAGTCCACGGGCCAAGTCGCGGCGGTGGCCGAGGTGTGGGCACGGCTGGCAGCCGACCAGCGTGATGGAGGCGGGCAGGTGACGCTTTTCATACTCGACACCAAACGGAAGGTGCGGGCCGTCACCACGGTGCCGTTGGAGTTATTTTTTGATCGGGAAAAATTCTCGGCTTACCTGCATTCGCGGGGCTCCAAGTATGGAGTGAGTTTTGCCACGGCTTACTACGATCACCCGGCCCTGCGGGACTGGGTGGGGGATTACATGGGTGAGTATATCCGCGGCGGATTGCTCGACGACGGGGTGTTGTCTCCACGGGAGACGCTCCGGGAAACCGGGCTGGCGACGCCGGACGTGCCGGACAGTTATTTCGGCGAGAAGTTTTCGAAGTTGGTGCATGCGGAAGAAGTGCGCGAGGACTCTGCCGGCCGATTGGCGGACATCGCGGTGACGGAGGGGCCGCTGCGGGTGTTGTCGGCTGATGGCAAGAACGTTTACGCCACGGTGAAGCTGACCGGGCTGCCGGACATCAAGATTATCGAGATGCCGGAAATGCTGGCGCTCACAAGGCAGATCATGGGCAGCGAGCCGGAGTTGCGCCGGATGCGCAGCGCGCTGGGGCAATTCGTCGGAGCTGGGCAAGGGCAGATGCGGCTCGACCCGCGAATCTTCGCGGACTCGACCGTGGCGGCGAAAGTGTTCGCGCACGAGATCGGACACCTCGTGGATTACCTTCCCGACCACACCTTGAAGCGCGGGAACCTCATCGGGCGACTCTACACCTTGAAGCGGCACCTTTCGGGGACGGCTTTCGGAAGTATTACGGGCATCAAAAATGCGGACATCAAGGCGGAGCTGGAGGGGCTCACGCGGTGGTGGAAACCCTGGGACGACACCGTGGCGCCGAAGTGGTATAGCGACTATCGCAAGTCGAGCGTGGAGCTTTACGCGGATGCCATCAGCGTGCTTTTCAATAGCCCCGCGGAGTTGAAGGCGCGCGCGCCGAAGTTCTACAAGGAATTTTTCGCCTGGCTGGACAAGAAGCCCGAGGTGAAAACGGCTTTCTTTGAACTACAGGCTTTCCTGCATAAGCCTTACATGGAAGTGCTGCGGGCGCGGAGCGGCCGGGTGCGCGAGATGTTCGGCAAAGCGGAGGAAATTTATCTTCGGCATCGCGAGCGGAGGCGGTTGCAAAAGCAGACGGTGCGGGGATTCGTGGACACGCTGAAGGATGAGCTTTACGACCGATTCAACCCGGTGGTGCGGCGTCAGGAGGCCGTGGAGAAGGACGGCGGCAAGGTGGCCGCGGACCTCGACATGCGGAAGCTCTTCGACGAGCACCCGCTCGCGGACAATCTGGTTTACACTTGGCTCTCTCGCGTTTTCGAGCGGGTGGTGAAGCCGCTGGAGGCCCAAGACATCACGCTGGACGACATGGGGGAATATCTTTTCTTCTCGCGTGTGATGGCGGACCGCGCCGGAATGGCGAACCCACAAGGGCACACGGCCGCCACGGCTCGCGCGGCGTTGCTGCGGATGCGGCTCGACCTTGGCAATAAGAAATTCACGCTGTTGGAACGTTCTGCAGAACAGTTTCACGACCACGTTTTTGACACGGTGAAGGACGCGGCGGCGGCCGGGCTGATCTCGCAGGAAACTTTCAAAACTGTGATCGAGCCAAACCGGAAAACCTATGCGGCTTTCCGTCCCATCGAGCATGTGGAAGACTACGTGCCCGCGGGAATCTTCCAACAAATCGGCACGCTGAAAGAGATCGAAAACCCATGGCTCACCACGATCTTGAAAACCGTGGCGATGCGCCGGGCCATCCAATACAACCGCGCAAAGGTGGGCACTGTGGAGTTCCTCACGGAGTATTTCCCCGACGAGATCCGCGCGGCCGAAACGCGCTTCGACGGCAAGCGGCAAGTGGTGCTGAAACCCAAGGACAAGGAGCGCGGGCTGATCGAGATCCGGAGGGATGGACAATGGGCGGCCTACGAAGTGCCGGGCGATGTGGCGCGGATGTTCGACCGGCTGGACCCGGCGCAGGCTGGCGTCGTGATGAAGGCTCTAAATTTTGTTTTCAAGGCCGGGTTTTACAACTTGTGGGTTCGATGGAATCCAGTCTTCCAACTTGCCTATTCGCCGATCCGTGACGCGCAGCGGTATTACGTGAACATGCCGAAGGCTGGCGCGATGAAACTGGCGGCGAATTATTTGAAGGCCATCCCGGCTGCGCTGGACCGCATCACCGGGAAGGAAAATCCGCTCATTACGGAAATGTATGAAACCTTCGCGCTGGCCACGCCTCACGACAGTTACGCCCGCAATCTCACGCGGACGGCCGATGGCTTTGACGAAATCTTGAAGCAATTCCACATCCTTCCGCGGGAGGAGCAAAGCGCCTGGCGCAACAATGTGGTGGTGAAGCCCATTGAGAAGCTGCTGCGGTCCATCGAGTTTGCCGGGCAGATTTTCGAGGGTGCCCCGAAGATTAGCGCTTACAAGGTGCTCACGCGCGATCTTGGCTACTCGGTGAGCGATGCGGCGGCGTATGTGCGGAACTATATCGGGGTGCCGAATTATCTGCGGAAGGGCCGCCACGCCGTCGCGGCGGGCTCGTTGCTGCCATTCTGGAACGTGGCCACGCAAGGCCTGGCGTCCGATGGGGCGCTGATGACCGGGCGCGGCGGCCGGGAAGGGAAGAGCGCGGCGAGCTGGTGGTTTCGCTGGGCAATGGCTGGCGGGATCTACGCCATCGTGCAGGCCCTCGCGCGATCCGGACTGCTGGGCGACGACGCGGAAGAGCTATTCGGCGGGGTGAGCGATTACGACTCGACGAATTTCACGATCATCCCGCTGGGCACGCAAAGCGGGGGCGATTTCGGCAAGAAGGTGGTTTACCTCAGAGTTCCCCAGGACGAGATGCACCGCCTGACAAGTGGCTTGCTGAAAAAGTTTATCGAATTGACGGTGAAGCACGCCAAGGACGAGGCGGTGCGGCCCATAATGAACGACCTAATGGAGCTGGCGGGATTTTCTGGAGGACAATTGCCGGGCGTAAATCCGTCAGTTGGCATCACTTGGAAGTGGATGGAATACGCCAACGGGCTCAACCCGTATGACACCTTCCGAGGCCGCCACGTCCTCAGCAACAACGAATGGCTGGCCGGAGGCTGGGCGAGCTTGAAACCCATGCTGGGCATGACCTTTACCGAATCGGGGCTGGGGAATTTCTATCGTTTCAATCCGGAGACGGACACGACGCTGGAGATGGTGGTGGCAAACGCCCCCATCATTCAACGGCTGGTGAAGGTGAGCGACCGAGGGTTTGCCGAGGATCAGCGGGAAACCATCGAACGCGGCCAGGCGGCCGATGCTCGACTCAAGACTCAGATGCCCCGCAATGCGCAGCAATTGGCGCAGGAGCACAATTTCCTGCGAACCTTGAGCAAAGCCCGCACTCCGGAACAGGAGGCGCGGTACAAGCAGCTCCGGGAATGGAACCGCCGCATCTATCAGCCGACGATGGAAGCGGCCGAGGCCCAGCGGGACGCGAAGGTGGACTACCAGCCCACGCTGAACGGGCTGGAGGATGCGAGCGCGCCGTGGGAGTGAGGATTCACAGCGCCTCAATGGTGTGAAGTTTCAAGAGATCGTAATAGTGATCCATCGTCGTCTTGATGTCCTGATGTCGGAGGAGCTTTGACGCGGTTTCGATGCCGTGTTTCTGAGCGATGATAGAGCCCCATTGCTTCCGCAGCTCGTAAACGCCCTTGATGCGATCTGGGAGATGGCGGCGCACGAAGGCATTCACGCAGTTGTTTGCACCGCGATGGCGGTCCGTGGCAGTGCCATGCAGCACGAACCCGCCCGGCCCCTTCACTGGCTTGCCGCTGGGCGCAAATTGTTCGAGAAGGCTGGCGTACAAATCGCGCGCAACGGGGACCTCGCCGGAGGTGCCTTTCGGGCTCCAGTAATCGCGCTCGACAAGGGAGATCATTAAGCGTCCGTCCCGCTCGACAAACCAATCCCAACGGAGGTTTTCGACTTCGACGTTGCGCAGGCCGCATCGGCGAATCAGCCAGTAGGTCGCCCATGCGTTGCGCCATTGAGCGGGGTAAATGTAGTTCCCTCCCATGCGACGGCGTGGGCCGGTCTGCGGGCGCTCGTGCCACCGTGCCAGGCGGAGCATGCCAGCGGCTTTCTGGTCCATGGTGTCGAGCACGGCCTGCGGGATCTGGCGATAGGTCTTGTCCGATTTGTCCTTGAGGAAGGAGACGGACAGCCAGTCAGAAATGGCGACGTCATCAAGGGCGAGTTCGCGATAAAATTCCCTGGCCATTCGGGCGAAAATGGAGCGGGCGGAGCGCATGATGGCATTCACCGTGGAGGGTGTGCGAACGGGCTTGCCGGGATGATCAGCGGGCCATTTTGTGCCGTCCCGGAAGGCTTGCATGACTTCGGCGGAAAGGTTGTTGACCCGCAGCGCCCGTGCGCGCTGGGAGTCGTCCAAGATGCCGGACCCCTCGGCGACGACGATGAGGAAATTCCGGGCGACAATGGCGGACGTAGCGATGCGCGAGGATGCCAAGTAGGTATCCACCAGCTTGCCGCAGGTGGGGCTGTCGTCGCGCAGCTTGGGCACGGTGTGAAACAAGCCTTCCAGGGCTTTGTCGCGCATGCCGTTGGCGATCCGTTGGGCGGTGCGGGAATCGGGTGAGCCGGTCGAGCGGTTCACCTGTTTCGTGCGGATGATCGTGGGATTGCGAGCGTCCTTTTCCTTCACGCGAAAGTTCGCGTAGAAAACGCTCTTGCCAGCGGGGATGTAGATATTTACGTTGCGCGCACTCAT